CAGTACAAAAATAACAAGGAGATAGAAATGAGCGACGAGAAACAAGTGGCTATAAAAAAAGAGGCAGAGTTGCCCTCTACAATTTTGTTTGAGGACGACACTGCAGCAGGTTTTGAGAACGTAAAGACAACTAGTTTGGCTTTACCCATCTTAAAACTTTTACAAAATGGCTCAGGAGAGGCACAGAGACGTAATCAAAATTATGTTGAAGATGCAGAACCTGGTATGCTTTTAAATACAGTTACTAAAAAATTGTATGATGGAGCAAAAGGAGTATCAGTTATTCCTTGCCACTATAAATTAGAGTATCAAGAATGGGCTGACTTTGGAACAGGTTCTGGTAGACCAGAAAATATTTTTCCAGATGGTTCAGATATTCTATCCTCAACCACCAAAGATGGCGGAGGTAAAGACAGGTTAGAGAATGGTAACTACATTTTAACTGTTGGTCAACATTATGTGTTGGTCATCGGAGATGATGGAGGAGCTGAACAAGCTTTAATATCCATGAGTTCATCTCAAGGTAAAATAAGTAGAAAATGGAACTCAATGATGATGTCCATTTCTCTTGATGGAAAAAATGGTCCTTATACACCACCATCATTTAGCCACTCTTACAAACTAACTACAGTGTTAAATTCAGGTAAAGGTAATCAGTGGTATGGTTACAACGTTGTAAAAGAAGGGCCTATAACAGACCCTGCTTTATACGAACGTGCTAAGAAATTTTACACTAGTTTAGCTAGCCAATAGTGTGAATAGTAGGCGGCAAAGGGAGACTAATGCCGCCTATGTCAAAGAGTGGAAATGGTAGAATTAGATAAATTTATAAAAATATTTGAAGGCTTAACTAGTGCCTATGGTCAAACTGTAAAGACAGATCAGTTTAGTGAAAAAGGTAAACATAAAACTAAATCTTTTACTATATCTAACCCAGTAACAAAAAAATTATGGCGAGAACACTTAGAGGGTAAGGATCCTGCTTTAGGTATTGTTCCTATTAACAAAGAAAATAAATGTAAGTGGGGATGTATAGATATAGATACATACCCTTTTGATCATAAAAAATTTATACAAAAATTAAAACAAAAAAATATTCCTATAATTGTTTGTAGATCTAAATCAGGTGGAGCACACGCTTTTTTATTTACAAAAGATTTTGTTCCCGCAACAGTTATGAGAGTAAAACTAAAACTTATTGCTTCTGCTTTAGGTTTTGCGGGTGTAGAAATATTTCCTAAACAAGATTACATAAGAACAGATAGAGGAGACACAGGAAGTTTTTTAAATCTACCTTATCACGCAAATGAAAGAACAGTTAGATATGCATATGGTTTAGATGGCAATGTTTTAACACTTCAACAATTTTTTGAGTTGCACGAAAAAATATCTTTAACAATAGAAGAGTTAAATGAACTTAAGATAGAAAATAAAGAAGAAGAAAAAGAACATTTTAAAGGCATGCCTCCATGTTTAATTACACTTTTAAGTGATGGTGTTCCTGATGGTCAAAGAAATAACTGTATGTACAACGTAGGTGTTTATTTAAAAAAAAGATATCCTGATAAAGAAGAGTGGCAAAGTCATATGTTTACATACAATAAACAATTTATGAAACCTCCACTAGACGCTACAGAAATAAATACTTTGATAGGTTCTTTAGATAGCAAAGATTATAATTACAAATGTAAAGACGAACCAATACACAGTTTTTGTGATTCAAAAAAATGCTCACTGCAAAAGTTTGGTGTCGGAGATAATGCACCTGCACCAGAGATTGCAGAGATTAGAAAGTATGACTCTGACCCACCAATATATTTCGCATCTATAGATGGTGAAAGTGTGGAAGTGGATGATGCAACTTTGCATGATCCTGAAAAATTTTCATTAGCTTGTATGAACCAAATAGGTAAACCAATGATGCCTGTAGCAAAACATGTATGGCGTAGATTATTAATAAAATTATTTGCAAATTTAGAAACAATACCTGCACCAGAGTCTTCTAAATTAGATGTACAACTAAAAGAAATATTAGCAGACTATATTAACAAAACACCAGGAAAAGAATTAAAAGATGTAATGAGAGGTATTGCATTTACAGATACAGATGGTTTTACATATTTTAAATTTAAAGATTTTTGGAAGTTTTTATTAAAAACAAAAGCTTGGGCAGAAAGAACTTATCCTAAACAAAAAACAATGAGGCTACTGCAATCTTTATTTGAAGCAAAAGAAGATACCCCTAAAGTAGGCACAAAGTCTGTGAGATTACTGAAAATGCCTACGATAAAATTAGAACGTCCAAATCCAAGAGTTACTAAAACGGAGAAATCACCATGGCTATAATTAAAAAAATAATGGGACCACCAGGAACTGGTAAAACATATAGGTTGATAAACTATTATTTAAAAAAAGAATTAAATGAATATAACACTAATCCAGAAAAAATAGTTTACATTACGTTTAGTAAAGCTGCAGCTGAAGAAGCAGAAGAAAGAATCACAGAGTTGTTTCCAGATAAAAAGCTAAAATATATATCAACCATGCACGCCATGGGTAAATCAGAGTGTGGTATTGATACTAATATTAGATTACTTAAAGGTAAAAAATGGAATCGTTTTAAGCAAGAATATCCAGAGTGGTTTAACATATCTTTTGAAACAACGGTTGATTCTGCTGGAAACCCTAAATATCAAAACACTCATTTACAAATAATACAATACGCTAGATCTAAATTAATACCTATAGAAAGTGCTGCTGTTGAATTACGAAAGCATCATGACATAGATGTAGATACTACAATACAACTAGAGACAGATTTAAAATCATTCAAAGAAGGATCAAGTATGATTGAGTTCTATGATATGATTAACCAGTTTGTCGAGGAAGAACGATGTCCTCCACTCGATGTCATCTTCCTCGATGAAGCCCAAGACTTAAGTCCACATCAATGGAAATGTTTTGATTATATAAAATCTAATTGTGAACGAGGATACATAGCAGGTGATGATGATCAAACTATATATGGGTTTCAAGGTGCAGATCCAAATTGTTTCATGTTGCAGGAGGGTGATAGAGATGATCAAGAAATATCAAGAAGGGTTCCTCAAGCTGTGCATAGAGAAGCTGTAAAAATATTAGATAGACTTAGTATAAGAATTAAAAAAAATTGGGTGCCTAGAGATGCTGAGGGTGAGGTTCATCAAAATATGATTTTAGATGAACTTGATTTTTCACAAGGGCATTGGATGATATTGGCTAGAACAAATAAATTACTTAATAATATATCAGAACACTTTTATTCATTGGGTATTAGATTTACTGGTAAAACAAATAAACATTTACCTAATGATATATTAGAGGTGTATCAAATATGGACAAGGTTAAATCAAGGCGCTGTTGTCTCTGCAGAAGAAGCAGAAAAAGTTTACGGGTATCTAGTGGCTAAAAAAGGTCATGTAGCCAGAGGTTATTCTAGTGGTAAAAGCGTGCAGCGAGAAACGAGCGTCGATTTACAAAAATTAAAATCCGATCATGGTTTACTAATAGAGGGCGACTGGAAACAATTACATTTTCCAGAAGAAACAAAGGAGTATATGCAAACACTTTTAGAAAGAGGTGATGATCTAATGACTAAACCAAAAATACAATTATCAACATTACATGGGGCAAAAGGAAGAGAGTGCGAAAATGTCTGTTTGTTTACTGACTATGGTGTGGAGGGACAGGATGAATTTATTTATAGGGCAGCTTACGAAGACCCAGATCCAGAACACAGATTATTTTATGTAGGAACAACAAGAGCAAAAGAAAAATTATTTATAATGCAGCCATCATCAGAATATCATTACACAATAGGAGAACCAATAGTATGACAAATAAAGATATATTCAAAGGAGTCACATACGATTCTTTAGAAAAACAGGTAGGCGGAAAACATTATCAATCGATGAAAATCCAACCAGCAGAATTTATTAATGAAAATAAACTTTTGTTTGCAGAGGGTAATGCTATAAAGTATATTTGTAGACATCAGAGTAAAGGTAAAGCAGACGATATACAGAAGGCAATACATTATTTAGAGATGATACTAGAAAGAGATTATGGTGAGAAGTAAACCAATAACAAAACAAATTAAAGTGGGTAAACATAAATTTAAAATAGAGATTTATCCATCTTTAGTTGATTGGGAAATTTTTCCATACGACTACGAAGCAGCTCTATATGCTTTTAGTAATAAGGAAAAATTAAATAAAATTATAAAAGAAAAACATGTCTATGAACCAAAGGTAAATTAAAAATGATGTTTGAAGCACAAACGGAATGGATTAGTCCTGAGTCTTTTCCTGATCTTAAAAATTATAAATATATAGCAATTGACTTAGAAACAAGAGATCCTAATTTAAAATCAAGAGGATCTGGTGCGTTAATAAATGACGGGGATATTGTGGGAGTTGCTGTGGCTGTTGAAGATTGGTCTGGTTATTATTCTTTCGGACATAAAGAGGGAAATTTTTTTGATGAAGCAATGGTAATGAGATGGGTAAAAGAAATTTGTGCTTTACCTAATGTAAAATTATTTCACAATGCTATGTACGATGTATGCTGGTTAAGATCGT